TGAGCGTCGAACCGGGAAGGGCCGAAGAGGCCCAGGACGATCTCTTCACCGAAGAGAAGTCCGAAAACTTTACCGATCCCGTCGATATTCTGGTGGAAGACGCCTCTGACATAGAGGTTTCGGTAATCGACGATACACCTGAAGAGGACCGTAACCGGCCTCCGCGAGGAGACGTTCCGGAAGATGTGGACGAGGATATCCCCGGCCTGTCCGAGCGCGTCAAGTCGCGCATGGATACGCTGCGTTATGAATTTCACAACGAGCGCCGCGACAAGGAAACGGCACTGCGTGAGAACAATGAGGCCGTCCGCTATGCGCAGAACGTGCAGACGGAAAACAAGGCGCTAAAGGACCAGTTATCAAACAGCCGAAGGTTGTTGTACGACCAAGTTTCCGCGAAGAACGATGTCGAGCTTGACGCCGCCAAGTCTAGGTTCAAGGAAGCCTACGAGACCGGCGATGCCGACGCCATTGCTGATGCGCAGTCGGAGGTGTCGCGCTTACATGCGGAGCGCTCACATTATAATGTGGCAGCGCCCGATGCCTACAATGAACAGCCGGTACAGCAGGAGGTTCCGGATCAGTCACAGCAGCAACAGCATGTGCCGCCTCCGGACCCGAAGGCGGTTGCTTGGTTGCAGAAAAACCCCTGGTTTCAAAGACCCGGCTACGAGCAGTTGACGGGCTTTGCCATAGGGGTGCATGAACAGCTTGTTCGTAAAGGATACAACCCACTGGTCCATAATGAATATTATGAGATCGTGGATAAGGAGCTTAGGGATAAGTTCCCCGAAAGTTTTGGGAAGGAAGCATCCTCTGGAAGTGGGACTCCGACTTCTCGAAAGACCCCGGTGGTCGCCCCCGCAGGTCGCGGCGGCAAGAAGCCGAGCAAAGTGGAGTTATCTTCCTCTCAGGTTCGCCTCGCCAGCAAACTTGGGATAACGCCGGAACAATATGCGGCACAGGTTGTGAAGGAGATAGCCAATGGCTGACATAGCGGCAGATGAGCGCACACCAAGAGAAACCGATTCTCGCGAAGCTGATGAGAGAGAAAAGTCTTGGGAACCCCCGCAGGTATTACCCGATCCTGCCCCGCAGGATGGGTGGGTTTTCCGCTGGATCAGAACTTCCATCATGGGAAATCAGGACAACGTAAATGCGTCCAAGAGATTCCGTGAAGGTTGGGAGCCTGTGAGAGCGGAGGATCATCCGGAGATGATGATGGCCTCTGATAGAGGCAGTGATTATGCCGGGAACATCGAAGTGGGTGGTCTTCTTTTGTGCAAGACGAGTGAGGAGAACTTCAAGGCGCGGTCAGAGTATTTTGCCAATCTGGCTCGTCAGCAGCATGAATCGGTCAATCATAACTTCATGCGGGAAGATGATCCGCGTATGCCGAAACTTAATGAATCGACTACGAGGGTGTCTTTCGGTGGCGGCAAACCCCTTTAGGTTTTCCGCTGTGCTTTAACACTGTCCTTTGAAGGAGGATAATCATAATGGCTACTACAGCGGCCCCTTATGGTTTCCGTCCCGTTGGTGTTCTTGGCTCTGGCACTTTTTCTGGTGCCACACGGCAATACAAGGTTACCAATAGTTACGGAACCAGTATCTTTTACGGGGATGTCCTCAAGATCGTGAGTACCGGTACTGTCGAGAAAGACACCGGCACGGCGACCTTGACTCCCGTAGGGATTTTTGTCGGGTGCAGTTACACTGATCCCGGCACTAATCAACCGACCTATGCTCAGATGTGGACGGCCAGCACGTCGGCCACCGACATCAAGGCCTATGTGGTTGATGATCCGAATATTGTTTTCCAGGCGCAAAGTGATGAGTCGATTGCTCAAACCGGCCTGGGTAATAATTTTTCGGTTGTTCAAACCGCAGGGTCAACCACGATTGGCACCAGCAAGAATGCCGTCGATGGAAGTTCTCTTGCGACAACCAAGACTTTGCCGGTAAAACTTATTGGCTTTGTCGAAGGTCCGAACTCGATCGTTGGCGACACTTACACGGACGTTCTGTGCAAGTTCAACGGTCCTGGCGATGCCACGGGCGACTCTTGTGCTGCACATCAGCTACAAGATTCAACCGGTATATAGGAGGAGTTAAGCTATGGCTATTTCAAGAGCGCAAATGCTTAAAGAACTCCTGCCGGGGATTAATGCGTTGTTCGGCCTGGAGTACGCTAAGTACGAAGGCGAAGATGCAGAAATCTACGAAACGGAATCTTCCGACCGATCTTTTGAAGAAGAGGTTGCGCTGGCCGGTTTCGATGCCGCTCCCGTCAAGAACGAGGGTTCGGCTATTTCGTATGACAATGCGCAGGAGACTTTCACCGCAAGGTATAACCACGAAACGATTGCAATGGGATTTGCGATCACCGAGGAAGCCATGGAGGACAACCTCTATGACAGCCTCAGTGCCCGCTATACCAAGGCACTCGCCCGTGCGATGGCCTACACCAAGCAGACCAAGGCTGCCTTCCCGCTCAACAACGGGCAATCAGGCGGCAGCTATCAGTCTGGCGACGGTGTAACGCTATTCAATACCTCGCATCCACTGGCTTCCGGCGGGACCAATTCCAATACCCCGTCAACGGCCACCGATCTGAATGAGACTTCTTTGGAGTCTGCGGTTATTCAGATTGCCAAATGGACGGACCAACGGGGCCTTCTGATTGCGGCACGCCCGCGTCGGATTATTGTTCCACCGGACTTGATGTTTGTGGCAAGCCGTATTCTGGACAGCGAGTTGCGTCCATCGACGGCTGATAACGACATCAATGCCATCAAGAACAATGGCACCATTCCTGAAGGTTATAAGGTTAACCATTACCTGACCGACACGAATGCTTGGTTCATCATCACCGATGTGCCGAATGGCATGAAGCACTTTGAGCGTGCTGCCATGACCACATCCATGGATGGAGATTTCAATACCGGGAATGTGAGGTACAAAGCTCGCGAACGGTATTCATTTGGTGTCAGTGATCCGCTGGGAATTTTTAGTTCTCCTGGCGCGTAATGTTACCGGGAGGGGCGTTCGCGTCCCTCCCATTTTACTGGGAGCAACAGCCCTGGCGACCGGCCCAGCGGACGCTTACGAAGACTCCAGGGCAAATCCTTTCGTAAGGAGGTAGTTTTATGGGAACGACACGTTTCTCCGGCCCGATGATGTACAGCGGTGAGGGCCGCACCGTAGGCAGTGGCACTTGGTTCAAGAACCTGCCGCTGCAACTGAACCCCGATTATGTGGTTCAGTTTGACGACTTCACCGGCATTGCCGTTGACGGCACGAACGACTGGACTTATTCGCAGCTTACCAGTGGCACGGGCGCTATTCTCGCTGATGCCATTGATGGCTGGTATGAGATTGCCGGGACAGGCTCGGACAATACGGGCGCATCCCTCCAGGGTAACGAGATATGGCAGGCGCAGGCCAGCAAGAAGCTATACTTTGAGACGCGCATTGTTTCGACTGATGCGGATCAGATGGATATCTTCGTCGGTCTTTGTGAGAACGGTACTTTAGCCACAGGCGTTCCTTTTGGAACCAATAACCAAATTGGATTTTTGGTTGTGGATGAAGCGGCGGATATTTATGCGGTCTGTGATAGTGGAGGAACCGAGACCAAGACGGACACGGGCGTTGATTTGGCGGACGGTTCTGTTTCTGGTGGCACCATTTCCAATGATCGCCGTCTGGGCTTTGTGGTAACCGGAACGGGCAAGGTCGAGTTCTATGTTGACCGCGTCCTGAAGGTCACGACCACCGACAACATTCCCACTTCGCAGCTTACGACATGGGTTGCTGCGGTTGCTGGTGAAGCCACTGCCAACAAGGTTGACTGTGATTATCTCTTCACGGCGGCCCAGAGGCAGACCGATGGCATGGTTCAGTACAGCGATCAGGTATAGGTGATCCATGGCTGCACCTAAAAAGGATTCTGCTGCTTCAGCAAAGAAGCCTTCTAAGAAAGAAGAACTTCCCCCCGAAGGGAGCGCTGCCTACAAGGCGCTGGTTTTGGCCGGGAAGGTGAAGGCTGGTTCTAAATGAGGGCGGGGGGCGTCTCGCCCCCCTCTTTCTTTATAGGAGATTCTCATGGCTGATGCGGTAAGCACAACCACAATTGAAGATGGTGAGCGGCAACTGGTTGTTCAGCTTACCAACCTTTCCGATTCAACAGGCGAAGCAAAGGTCACGAAGATCGATGTTTCCGCGCTGGCCACGGACGCACGCGGCAATTCCTGTAATGAAGTTCGCATTCAGGAAGTCTGGGGACAGGTCTATGGCTTTGACGGCGTCCAGCTTTGGTACGATGCAGATACGGATGTCGTCGCGCTGAACTTTGGCGTCGGCTGGACATATCAGGATTTCAGCAGTGTGGGTGGAATAAAGATGTATGGGACAAACCCAACGGGGGATGTCCTTTTGTCCACACTGGGTACCGAAGCCAGCGGAGACGCATACGAGATAATGATCCGAGCGGTTAAATATTACGATTGACCGGTAAATTCTTGTTGAAGGGATTTGGCATGCCGGAACAATCCGCTCTGATCTGGAATATTGTTCTGACCGGGATAGCCGGTTCGTTCTTTTGGTGGGTTCGCGGCATGTCTCAATCGATTGTTGATATCCGGCAACAGATTTCCAGTACCAGGGAAGAAGTCGCCAAGACCTACGTCACCAAGCCGGAAGTCGAGGCTAGCCTTGGCAGGATTCTGGAGCGGTTCGACCGCCTTGAGGAAAAGGTCGATAGGGTGCTTGCCGCAAAGGCCGGTATTTAGGTAATGGCTGTTTCCAGGGCGCAGACCGGGAAAGAATTGAAGGGCGGTAAGGGGAAGCGCAAGGTCCGTACCGTCATGTCGGAGTACAAGAAGGGCAAGTTGCATAGCGGCAGCAAGAAGGGTCCGAAGGTAACGAGCCGGAAGCAGGCTGTGGCCATCGCCATGTCAGAGGGCAGGAAGGCTGCCAGAAAGAAGAGGGCGTGAGTTATGGCTATAATGTGGGATAACGAATTGCCGGATGGCCTTGCGAGTTCCACGGACACCATGAAGTTCACGCTTGATTCTACCGGAGAGTGGGAAGACAGCAAGAATTACACGACTGTTGGTACGACTGTTGATGTCAGTGGGACCATAACCAGCCCTGCCGGATACGATTGGAATGTAGAGGTTTCTTCCTCCCAGGGATGGAGCAAGGAGTACGACGACATCCCAACAGGAGAGAAATTAAGTTTTTCTATTAAGACGAATTTTGGCGAAACCAAGGTTCACATTAAAATCTGGAGCGTGAATGGTTCTGCCGATACGGGTCTCAGCGGTGAGTTTCAGATTGATTATTGATGTAGAGAGGGGATTGTTATGCCGACTGTTGGGAAGGGTCCGAAGAAAAAAGTGTTCGGTTATGGCACCGAGCAGAAGAAAGCCGCCGCTAGGTACGCCAAGAAAACCGGCCAGAAGGTTAAGAGCAAAAAGATGAAGAAGACGAAGAAGAGGTACGCCTAGATGGCAACTTCCGGCACCAGTGACTTTACTCTGGATATCGTTGATATCTGTGAGGAGGCCTATGAGCGTGCCGGTCTGGAGATGCGCAGCGGCTACGACTTGAAGACGGCGAGGCGCAGTCTCAACCTGATGTCTATTGAATGGATCAATCGCGGCCTGAACTTGTGGACAATAGAGGAGGGCACGCAGGCCATCACTGCCGGTACGGAGACTTATGACTTTCCGGCAGGGACAATTGATTTTCTGGATCAGATGATCCGCACGGACGCGGGGGAAACCAACAATCAGGCGGATACGTCGGTAACGCGCATCTCTCCGATGACTTACGCCCAGTTGCCGAACAAGCTGCAAGAAGGCAAGCCTCTACAGATTTACATCCAGAGGACGACAAGTCCTCAGTACACATTGTGGCCGGTGCCCGATGATGCACAAACCTATACGCTGGTTTACTGGCGCATCAAGCGCATACAGGATGCAGGAACAGCCGGAACCAATACTTATGACGCTCCGGATCGCTGGTTACCCGCTCTTACCGCAGGGCTGGCCTATTATGTTTCCATGAAAAGGCCGGAAACTGTACAGCGAACCCCGCTATTGAAGGCAGTTTATGACGAGCAGTTCGGCTATGCCGCTGAAGAAGACAGGGTGAAGGCATCGCTACAGCTTGTTCCTGGCGGCTACGGGTGGTTGTGATATGACCAACAGAACGGTCGGGAAATATGCCCTTGGGATTTGTGACCGCAGCGGCCTTACCTACAAGCTGAAGGACCTTTACCAACAGATCGTGGATGGTAGGGATTCCGGATTAAGAGTTTCCCTGTCAATGCTTGATCAGGACCAGCCGCAGAATTTTCTCGGTGAGTTTCCGATCAATGATCCACAGACGCTGCCGTTTACCAGGACCGATACGAACGTGGTTTCGCAGAGAAGGATCGCGTGGAACTGGAACCCGGTTGGCGACAACAACGGGCTTTCGGCGCTGTACGGATTTTCCACCCAGACCAGCATGCAGGCAACCGGTGGGGTTGGCACTGTCACGGTGTCGGTAAGTTAGCGGGGACCGCCATGAATTATTCCACACTGGTGCAGGCGATCAAGGATTACACGGAAAATACCGAGACTACCTTTGTCAATCAGATAGACGAGTTCATCAATCAGGCGGAGCTTCGCATTCTCTTTGATATCGATCTTCCGTATTTTCGCAAAAACTCTACCGGCACGACGACGGCTTCAAATTCCTATCTTGGCAAGCCGTCTGATTTTCTGGCGTCCCATTCGCTGGCGCTCATCAGCAGCGGCAATGTTTATTCCTATCTGCTGCCCAAGGACGTTTCCTTCATGCGGGAGGCGAACCCCGATACGGACACGACGGGGCAGCCCGAACATTATGCCCATTTCGATGACAGCACTTTTCTCTTATCTCCCGTGCCTGATGCGGCGTACACCATGGAGCTTCATTATAAGTACAAGCCAACGGGAATTTCCTCAAGCAATACAACCACTTGGCTTGGAGACAATATTCCGCAGGTCCTGTTGTACGGTTGCTTGGTGGAGGCTTACACCTTTATGAAGGGCGAGCAGGACATCA